CTTTATCGTTGGTATCCGCGGGTCCTGCCATGATCATCGCGGCGCCCGAATGACGACACTCGGAGACCGGACTGCCTGGCTGGGCATGTAGGATTCGAACCGGCGAATCCGCCCGCGAGCCATCTGATTGGATTTGCTTGGCAACTTCACCTCAGGTAGCGCGAGCCGGGCGGCGGAGACCCTTCGCGTTCCAGCTGAATGGTACCGATTTGCAGCTCGTGCCGAGTTTTCGACATACGATCGCGGAAGGCAGCCAGCATCCTGAGCATCGAGTCGGATTCAGGGAACCTCATGGGAGTCGAAATCTCATGTGAGTGACCGACGGCATTTTGCACTCGACTTCTGTCAGGAACGGAGCAAGGGTCCGGGACGCCGAGCGTCCTCAAACGGCTCGCTCCTCTGACCCCGCCAGCGCCATTTGGCCTCCGCGGGGTTTGGGCGGTGCGGCGCGCTGTTGCGCCACCCATGCAGAGGAGTTTTTGCGATGTCCAAGAGCAAGCGCGCGCGGTCGACTAAGCCGCTCCCCGCCTCCAAAAAACTATTCAAGGCTGCCACTCGTAAGAGCGCTGCTTCTCATTACGGGACGCGAGCGACTTCTAAGCAGGCGCGGGTCCTTGAGCTGCTGCGCCGGCCGAGCGGCGCCACGATCGCGACCATCATGGAAACGACCGGCTGGCAGTCGCACTCGGTGCGGGGGTTCTTTGCTGGCGTGGTGCGCAAGAAGCTCGGGCTCACGCTTGCCTCCAAGAAGACCGACGGCGGCCGTGTCTACCGGATCGCTGGTGCGGGATCCATCGGTCCTGACACTACCGCTGCCCCGCTGAGCGCCTGATCGTGCGGCGCTGGCGAGAGCCGGCCGCGATCGCGGCTGAGATCGAGCGCATCCGTTTGCTCCGGCTCGATGCATTGCAGCGGCAGTGGCGGCTGGTGTTCGGACGCGTGCCCGCCGCGGGTTTGAGCAAGGATCTGCTGGGTCGCATGATTGCCGCGCGCCTGCAGGAGCGAGCTTTTGGCGGTCTTGATCGTGACAGCCTGAGGTTCTTGGAAAGCCTCGCGCGACACGAGCTCCCGCCACGTCGCCAATTCAAACCCGGAACCGTACTCGTTCGCGAGTACCAAGGCCGGCGTCACACCGTCACGACCGTCGGCGACGGCTTTGAGTGGCAGGGAGCCATGTATCCCAGCCTGTCAGCGATTGCACGCGCCATCACCGGCACATCCTGGAGTGGGCCGCGCTTCTTTGCTCTGCAGCGAGCCCGCGAGGGCAGCAAGCCCAAGCGGAAATCGGCCGCCGCTCCCAATGATGGTCGGCTGCGCCAGCAGCTCATCGATTAGGAAACCCGCGAACCAGTCGACCCCGAGCATGCCGAGGAGGCCCCTTTGCCATAGGGCTCGAGCGCGATCACCCGCTCCCGGTTGGCCAGAACCAAGTCGCCCCCGCGCCACCATGGTCTTGTGGGCCGTGGCCTCGCGGATTACCGCCACCGCCTCGACGAGGAGCTCGAAGCGATCGAGATCGAGAGCACCCCATGTGATCGAAAATCGACAGTTTCGTGCCGCGCCAACTACGAGGTCGCCAAGGCCGTCGGCTGGTTAGCCGTCTCGGTGCCAGATCTCAGCCTCGAATCGACCAAGTTATTCACCCCGCACCCGCCATGGGTTCTCAGCCGCATGGACGCACCCACCAGCAAGCTCGCGCGCTGCGCCGTCTATACCCGCAAATCGACCGAGTACAATCTTGAGCTTGCCTTCAACTCGCTCGACGCCCAGCGCGAGGCCTGCGAAGCCTACATCAAGAGTCAAGCGCACGAGGGCTGGCGGGCGCTTCCCGGCCGCTACGACGATGGCGCATTTTCCGGCGCCTCGCTTGAGCGTCCGGCGCTGCAGCAGCTGCTGACCGATATCCGCGCGGGCAAGATCGATATCGTGCTTGTTTACAAGGTCGACCGGCTAACCCGCTCGCTCGCTGATTTCGCCAAGCTGATGGAGTTGTTTGATGCCCACGGCGTCTCGTTCGTGTCGGTCACGCAATCATTCAATACCAGCTCCAGCATGGGGCGGCTTACGCTCAATGTGCTGCTGTCCTTTGCCCAGTTCGAACGCGAGCTGATCGGGGAACGGGTGCGCGACAAGATCGCTGCCTCCAAGCGCAAGGGAATTTGGGTCGGCGGCCCGGTCCCGCTCGGCTATGCCGCAATGGATAAGCAGATTGTGGTCGTCCCGGCCGAGGCCGAAGTGGTCCGGATGATCTTTGCGCAGTATTTGCAACTTGGCTCCCTTCGCGCCCTGGCGGAGGAGCTTGATCGGCAGGGCGTTCACAGCAAGCGGCGGCGGCTTTCGAATGGCCGCAGTGTCGGAGGCGGCCGCTTTGGCGTGGGCGCGCTCGCCTATCTCCTCAAGAACCGCTTCTATGTCGGCGAGGTCGTCTATAGGGGCGAGGTTTACCGCGCTAAGCATGAGCCCATTCTCCAACCAAGTCTGTTTGAGGAGGTGCAGAGCAAACTTGAGGCCCACGCGATTGCACGGCGCTGCCGGCTGCGGGGCTCGCCCGCGCTCCTGGCGGGACGCCTGTTTGATATTTCCGGCAACCGCATGAGCCCCAGCCACACCAACAAGGGCGGCGCACGCTACCGCTACTACGTCTCCCAGGCCGTGCTGCAGGGAAAGCCGCAGCCGTCCGAATTGGTCGGCCGCGTTCCTGCCGCCGAGATCGAGGCGTTCGTCATGGCGGCGTTGCGCAACCAGCTAAACCCGAATCGCGAGGGGGAGCAGCTCTCCGACAGTGATCTTGAGCTCGTCGAGCGCCATCTCGAGCGCGTGACACTGACGCCGAAACATCTCGAGCTGCGGCTTCGGCCGAGCGTCGAGCCTGCTAAAACCGACGACCGAAATCATAAGGACCCCTTAGCGCCTCGCATCGCTGGCGGCACCACGATTACTGTCCCCTGGGCCAGCCGAGTACCAGCCGCTGTGAAAGGCATCCTCTACGTGCCGGCGCATAACACGCCGATGAAGCCATCCCGTCGCGAAAGCCTCCTGATGGCCATTGCGAACGCTCGCAGCTGGGCCGACGAGTTGGCCAATGGCCGCGTTGGCAGCTGCGGTCTTCTCGCTAGGCGCGAAGGAAAGGCCGAACGGCACATCCGGTTGTTGCTGCCACTCGCCTTCCTTTCACCACGAATTGTTTCGGCCCTGCTGGACGGGACCGCGCCGGCAAATCTCACCATCACGGCGCTGGCTCGCGCGCTGCCTTGGTCCTGGGCCGAGCAGGAGCGGCACGTGGGTCTACCTGGCGATTAGCGTAGCCGTACTCGGCGTCCCTCTTGACCAGAGGCTGAACGCCCTGAGCGAAGCCTGGCCCTCATTAACTTGCTTCTCTCCCCCCATGGCTCTGTGCGCGCCCTAGCGGAGGAGCTCGACCGACGGGGGATGAGCAAACTTCGGCGGCTAGCAGGTGGACGCACGATCGGCGGGGCCGTTTCGGCGTGGGTGCGCTCGCGCATCTGCTGAAAGACCGCTTCTTTATCGGCGAGGTGGCCTTTCGCGGCGAGGTTCATCGCGGGGAGCATCAGCCTATTCTCGATGCCGCGCTGCTTGAGGCGGTGCAGGGCAGATTGCCGCGCAGGCGGCGGCGCTGCCGGCTGCGGCGCTCACCCGCGCTGCTGACCGGCCGCATCTTTGATCAGTGTGGCTACCGCATGAGCCCGACGCACGCAAACAAGCGTGGCGCACGCTATCGCGACTACGTCCCAGGCCGTGCTTCAGAAGAAGCCCATGGCGCCGGCATCGACTGCGTCTCTCCATTAACGCCTTGCCTATGGGCATTCGTTGTTCGCTGAGCGCATCCCTGAAGCAAGCTCAGGGTGGGCATCATGGCCAAAACACCTCAAATCGCGTTCCCCTGCCGCGATGCCAATTAAGGTATTGCGTGACGCTGTCGACTTGGTCATCGAATCTGGCTTGAGGAAACCGCAGGAGCTCATCCAAGAAATCCATGAGCCAGTCAGCGTTCTGTGGCAGGAATATTTCCCCTCTTTCGAACATTGGCGAAACGATCGACAATCGTACAATTTTGTCACTAGTCGGTGTGATGGGAATGGCGCGGATGCCGTGGCGTTGCCTCAAATCCTGAATAAGCGCACTGCCAGACCCATGATCTTCGATCAGCAACGCGTCTGGTTTGTGCTTTTCATTTTGTTCCAGAACGAGCCTTGACAGTGTTGGATAATCGCACTGATTGCGAGCTAGATCGATAAGGAAGTGCTTTCCATCAGCATGAAGCCAAGTCGTGCCCACCGCATTGTCGTGGACCTGATCGCCTTTTTGGGCTGTGTCCCAGCTCTGCACGATACGCGCGTTAGCGCGAGTAGGTAATGACTCAAAATATTTGATCCAACGTCGTTGAATAAGATTGCCAGTCTCTGGAACCGGAGCCTGTTGATACTGGGCCTGAAAATTCATGGTGCCCATCATCCGCTTGGTTTCTTCCAGGGATGATAGGGGTTCGAATGCTGGATTGAGCACTTCGCCCTTCTTTCGGTGATAAAACTCACCGTTGCCGATCGGAATGTCTTCATCCTCCGCTGCGATCGCCGGGAGATTGAGATGGTCCCACCCTCCTTGTCTGAGCAGATGCCCCACGAGATCCTCGTCGTGCAGACGTTGCATTACGAGGATAATGACGCCATCAGTCTTGCGATCCAGGCGCGAATAGAGCGTGTTTGCGAAATAGTCATTGGCCTTTTCACGTGCGGGCTTGTGGTGCGCGTCATCGGATTTCATGGCGTCATCGACGATGATTGTGTTCGCTCCTAATCCCGTCTCCCCACCCGCAAATGACCCGGATCGACGAAATCCATGCTGCGTAGTTTCAAAGATGTCTTCAACATTTCTGTGCGCAACGGTTTGCGGGAAGACCTGACGGTACCAAGAAGAGTCGACAACGCAGCGAAAATCGCGCGCATGCTTCAGGGCAAGTTCATTCCCATAGCTGATGCAGAGAATTCGTTCGGCGGGATTGCGACCGAGAAGAAATGCTGGGTACGCGACGGAGGTCACGATCGACTTCAGTGTTCGTGGTGGCGTCGTAATGGCCAACCGTTTGCAGGAACCGGTTCTGCACCGCTCGAGACGGTGTGCCATGGCGTCAAGATACCAGCTGTCTACGAATGGCTTGCCGGGATTGACTTCGTGAAAGACTTTGCAAATGAACGGCGAGAGGCTCCCACGCAGCAGATTATGAAGTTGCTTTCGCTGATCCTCCGGCGTCATTTGCCTGACTCCTCATCGCCCTTTCGCCGGCGCACTTCGAAAGTGTCGAGAATGGCTTGATCCTCCTTTGTGAGCTCGGGCGGAACGCCTTCGATCAGCTCTGGGCGCAGCAATCGGAAGATTATGTTGATCAGAAGGGTGGCGGCGCGTGTATCGCCTTGGAGCGCCTTCGCCGTCATGGTTTTGACGAGTGCGCGCTGTTTGGTGATCCTCCTGGCAGCGCCCCGCTCCTTGATGTGGATGATCTCGCCGAGTTCCTCGGTGAGTTCAGTCTTGAGGTTGCGGGTTCCCTTACGGCGCCCGCGCCGGTTGCCCGATTGACCTTTGCGCCAGCGCGAGGCCGTAGGCGGCTTTCTGTAGCCAACCTCGTAGTCGTCATCCTGGCTCATCAGCGTGTCCCCCTTGTCTCGGTCGCGAGGCCGGTCGTATCTATGTCAGCCGTTTTCACGGCGCGTTCGCGGTCGGCGAACGTTGCGCCCGTGCTGGCGCAAACAGCGTCTTTGCCGCTGAAGGCTTGCCAACGCCGCACGATGGTGTCGACATAACCGGGATCGAGTTCGATCAGCGCGGCGCGCCGCTTGGTCTTCTCGGCGGCGATCATTGTGGTTCCTGATCCCCCGAAAGGGTCAAGGATGAGATGGCCGCGCCTCGAGCAGTCTTTGATGGCGTCGGCGACGAGAGCCACCGGTTTGACGGTAGGGTGGGCTGTCAGGAGCTCGTCGCGGTCGTGACCGAAGCTGTTGAACCCACGGTACTCCCAGACGTTTGTGCGATTTCGGCCGTGTTTGCCACGTTCGATGTTATTGATGTGGCCGCCGGCACCACATTTGAGGACTACGACAAATTCATGCTGCGACCGATAAAGTGACCCCATGCCGCCGTTGTTCTTGACCCAGACGCAGATGTTTTCGAGCGTGAACGCCGCGGCAGCTGTTAAAAGCTGCTGGATATGTCTCCAATCCATGCAGACAAAACAGATGGCGCCATCGTCCGTGAAGGCTTTGATCTGGGTGAGGGAGGTGGACAGCAAGTGCGTGAATTGCGCATCGGTCATTTCACCGGATGCCATGACAAACTCACGATGTTTGACGCCACCATGACCGCCCACATGCCCCTGGATCGGCAGGTTGTACGGCGGATCCATGAAGACCATCTGGGCTCGGTCATGCGCCAAGAGCCTCTGATAGGATGCGCTCTCCAGCGCCGAGCCGCAGTAGAGGCGGTGTTGTTCGAGGTGCCAAAGATCTCCCGGCCTGGAAACCGTCGCGACGTCGAGCATTTGGGGAAGTGCGTTGGCGCGATCGTCGGCCTCATCGTCATCCGCGAGGATAAAGTCGATTTCCGC